TTGTCGTCCTGCCTGAGCAGCTTGTGTACCACCTGCAAACTTACCACCAAGACCGGCCATAATACCAGACATTAAAGCTTGTTTAGTATCTTGTCCTGCTAATTTACCGCCACCAAAACCTGCTGCTGCCATGGTTAATGGCCCCGCTCCAGGAATAAAACTAGCTGCTATCGGTAAAAGAATAGGTGCAGCTTTTTTTATTTTTTTAAATAATTTTTTAAGAAAGAACTCTGGTTGACCTGTAACCGGGTTAATAGAATTTAAATTACTTCCTACAATATATTGAGTAGGATCAATGCCTAGATCGGCCATTGATTTAAATACCTGATCTCGCAACTGCGGATTACTTTCAAAAACTTCCATAGGAACAATGGTTTCCCCCGTTGCTACGTGAGCTAAAGTATCATCTTCATATCGTCCAAAATCTTTAAGAGCATGAATTGCATCTTGAAAGTCAGCTAGTCCGCCATTAATTAGTTTAAGTTTTTTCATCAATCTCCTTGTAATGCATTATATCAATGTAGCAAGGAGGCGAAACTTGAAAAATGGGCCAATTTAATACTTTATTTATATGGAAATTATTGCTATATGACAAGGATATTATGGTTAAGAAGAAAGAGAAACAACCTAAAGTTATTTATGTTCCTTCATATCCTTCTGCAGGAAGACCTTTAACTAAAGATGAATGGGCGTTTGTACAGGAAAATATAAGGAAATATAATGAAACAGCAGACAAAGAAAAAAGAAATAAATAAAAGTGAAGTATTAACTTTTGAAGCTATTAGACCTTTTGGTCCTACTATTGTTAAAGGAAAGTTACCTAAATATCTTGTTGATTTGATGGATAAAAAATCTACCGAGATGTTAGAAGATAAAAAACTTGCAAAAGAATTTGATCATTCCGGTTCTCTTGCAGGTAATGTTAAACAAGAAGTTAGGTTCCCTCAGGAGTGGATGAACACAGAAGAGTTTATGCCGATGGTAAATCTAATGGGTGAAATGGTTAAACAATATATTTCTATTCCTCCAGCTAGTGAAACTATTACACCTGAGTATGTAGGTAAAATGGTTATTGAATCTATGTGGGTCGTGAGCCAATGGGCAGGAGACTTTAATCCTTTTCATATACACGAAGGACAACTATCAGGAGTTTTTTATTTACGAGTGCCTCCTAGTCTTCCAGAAGAATATGCAAAAGAAGATCATTACCCAACTGTAGGAGATATAGTTTGGTTTGATGGTCGTGCCTCTACTTTTAGTGGTCATAAATTTCAACACTCTCCAGAAGTAGGCGACATATTTTTATTTCCAAATTGGTTAGCACATGGTGTCTATCCTTTTAGAACACAAAATGAAGAAAGACGATCCGTATCGTTTAATCTTCATTTAATTAAAAAAGAAGAAGAAAAACAATTATTAAAATAAATGATTGCAGTTGAAAAAATTCCACTCTTTACCGAAGAAGTTTATTCTTTCATTATGCCTGATCATGATCATTGGGAAAAACAAATTAAAAATATTGTGTTGGTAGAAAAAAATAAAGCAATACATGATTATTCAACAATTCCTAAAGAAGATTGTAATGTTAAAGCAAACAGAACAACCTGGGATACACATAAACAATATGGTTCTATTTCTATTTTATCAAATAAGATTTCTAATATTATTTATGATTTTATTAAGAAAGAAGATTTTGATGTTCCTAAACTAGAGATTCAAGATTGTTGGATTAATTGGTATAACAAAGATCAATATGCTATTCCACATAGTCACATATGTCATTTATCATTAGTTTATTTTGTTGATGTAGAAAATACTGAGGCATCATTTTTATTTCATCAAAACACTAATTTTAGATTAATAAAGAAAAAAGAAAACAGCACTAAAATTAATTCTATAAAAGAAGTAAAAGTAAAAAATGGTACTGTTATGATGTTTAATGGTAATGTTTCTCATTCAGTTACTCCTAATCAAACCGATAATGAAAGAATAACTTTAGCTATGAATTTTAATGTAGCCTATGATTCTAAAAGAGTTTCATATTAATGATTGACATAAACAAAACTCCCATGGTCCGTGTAACGTGGTTAGATGCCCGTGATATGGAAACTGGGTGGTTACCTGCTAAGGATATTGTTAATGCTCCGTTAGCCGTGTGTCAAGAAGTAGGGTGGATGGTTACTAATACAGATAAGAAAATTGTTATTATGCGTTCATGGTGCACAGATAAAGATGATAACCATGGTGGTGGTGCTATCGCTATACCTAAAGGATGGGTAACTAAAATAGAATATTTAACAATTAGTTATGCTGCTCAGTAAAAAACAAATTAAAGATATACAACAAGATAAAGTAACTTTTATTCGAAACTTTACTACTCTTAATAAAGTATATGATTTTAATTATATCTCTGTTGTAGCTGATGAATATGTAGGCGATGAAAATGGTATACAAATTTATTCACGAGGAGATCATTCATTTGAAAAAGTATGGGGAGTTAAACATTTACACAATGTTGATTATGATTTGTTTTCTTATTATGATTTTTTAAAAAAAATGTTTAGTTTTAATGAAGATTCTCGAAGCGGTGTAGATTTATTTTTTTCTTTTGCTACATGTGTAGGACCTCCACACATAGATGAAGAATGTATATTTCTTTTAGGTTTAAAAGGAAGCACTATTTATAAAGATTATTTAAATCGCAGGGATTACATTGTAGAAAAAGGTGACTTGTTATTTATTCCAGGGGGAATTAGACATAAAGCTATTGCTTGTTCTCCTCGCATTATTGCTTCAATAGGATTTTTTGGTGACAGAAAAAAATAAAAATATCTTATCAGTTGATTGCGATTTTGTTAAAGATTCTAGATCTTTAGTAGAATTAATTAAATTTGTTTTACAATATATAGATAAGATAGAAGATACTCACATTGTAATATCTCAAAAACATGTAGACATATATTATATTCTAGAACCTTTATTAAAAAATAAAAAAACTATAGATGTAGTTTCTATTGATCATCACCATGATTTAACTTATCCAAACTTTCCTATTGATAAAGGATTAGCTTCTAGCAATTGGCTTGGATATTATTTAATGAAACCTAATTTTATTGATAATGCATATTGGTTATCTAATTATACATCAGATCCCGATGCAGGAGTTAAATGTGAAGATTGGATAACCATTACTAAAACATTTGACGATATTGCTTTTGATTCATTTGATTATTTATTTATTTGTGAATCTCCTTCTTATGCTACTAATGAATTTTCTTTGTGTGCTTACAGAATATTAATAGAAATTATAACAAGATTAAAAAATAAAGATAAATTTTTCTTTATGAAACCTACTTTACTTAATCATAAATATGCCTTTATTAACTAGTCCCGATAATAAAAAAATTTTTTTTATTCACATACCCAGAACAGCAGGGCGTGCTTTGTCTGAATGGTTTGTGCAGAATAATTTTAATATTGAACATTATGATTGGAATCATTTGATTAATGATAATCCTGTAGGACATCTTTGTTATCCTGATTACAATCTTCTTCCAGGAGTAAAAGATGTTTTTAAATTTGCAGTAGTGCGAGATCCTTTAGATAGATTTACTTCTATGTGTCGCATTGTAGATTATGATTTTAATAAAATAAAAACTAAAGAAGACTTTAAAAATGCTATTGAAGATTTAAAAAAACAGACCAAAGGAATGAATTGGTTTACTCCTCAACATTATTTTATTGATAAAAAAACAGTATGGTGGAAATTAGAAGCTAAGTTTGAAAGAGTATTTGTAGAGTGGTTAGCTCTTCCTTCATATGGAAATGTTAAGTTAGAGGGAAAAATAGGAGATTATCCTAAGGAAGATTATGATAGTAAGCCTCTTCCTTTACTTTCTATAGAAGTAAAAAAGTTAGTTAAAGAATATTATAAAGAAGATTATGAAAGGTTTAATTATGCAATACAATAAAGCTACTAGATTTGTACAATATGTAGATAATTTTTTAGATGAAAAAACTTTAAAATCTCTTCAAGATAATTTTTTACAATTAGAGTATACTCCACGAGTAAATGAAGATGGGTTGTATGGAAATAGACATCGTTTCGACACACAGAAAATGAAAAAAGATCCTTTATTAGATCGTATAAAAGAATTTTTTTTTCCTTATTATGATTTAGAACCAACAGAAATTGCAGCACACTTAAGACATAATAGTAGCAAACCTATGGTACATACAGATCATAAAACTGATTGTAATTTTTTATTATTTGTTAAAGGTAAACCTTTATTAAATAATGGTACAGGTTTTTTTACTGACACTGGTCAACTTTCTTCTCATGTAGGGTTTGTAGAAAATAGAGCTATATTTTTTAATGGCGCTAAAATAGCTCACACAGATCTTCAATCTTTTGGTGATAGCTCTCCTCGATATACATTAAATATTTTTTATAAAAAAGCTCAACCTAAAGCTGCGGGGTTTTAATGAATAATTTATTAGACTATATAAAAGTTTACAGAAAAATTTTAGACAAAGAAACCTGTAATAAAATTATACAAGAAAAAGATTTAAAATTTTTTCCAGCTACTACTCAAGGAAGAGTAGTTTCTCATCGACAATGTTTAATTAAAAAACTTAATCCTGAATTTGAATCAATAATTAAATTTAAAGTTATTGAAATAACTAATAGATACATGAAAGATTATCCTCATTTAATTACTGGGTTTGAAAATAAAGATACGGGTTATGATCATTTATTATATATGTCTTCTCATGAAGGAGAATATAAAGAACATGTTGATAATACTTTAAGTCATAAAAGAATATTAAGTTGTTCTATTCTTTTAAATGATACTTATGAGGGAGGAGAGTTTTCTTTTTTTGATAACGAATATACTATTCCTTCTCAACAAGGAATGGCTATTGTTTTTCCTAGTAACTTTATGTTTCCTCATGCTGTAAAAAAAATTATTTCTGGTGATAGGCACGCCATTATAACTTGGATGTATTAATGAATAATATTTTTGTAGGAACACCATGTTATGGAGGAATGATTTCTGTAAATTATTTTGAAAGTTGTTTACGTTTAATGTCAGAATGTGCAGTTAATAATGTAGGATTACAATTTGGTACAATTGGAAATGAGTCATTAGTAACAAGAGCTCGGAATACTTTAGTGCAATTATTTATGGATGATAAACAATACACTCATTTATTATTTATAGATGCTGATATAGGTTTTAATGAAAAATCTGTAATGCGTATGTTAGAATTAGATCAAGAAGTAGTTACGGGAGTTTATCCAAGAAAAACTATTGATTGGACAAAAGTTATAAGAAAGGTCAAAGAAAATCCTAATATAAAAGAAAATGAATTATTAGCTTCTTCTTTACAATATAATCTTAATGTAAAAAATCCTAATCATGTGGAAGTTAAAAAGGGGTTTATAGAGGTATTAGATGGGGCTACAGGATTTATGTTAATCAAAAGATCTGTTTTTGAAAAAATGGCAAAGGCTTATCCTAGACTTAAATTTAAATCAGATCAGTCTTTAAATGAACCTCACGATAAAACATTTGATTATCATGATAATTCTAAATGGAATTATACTTTTTTTGATACAACCATAGAGCCTAAAACAAGAAGATACTTGTCAGAAGACTATGCTTTCTGTAGATTATGGCAGAAAATTGGTGGCACCGTATATGCTGACATTGTTAGTGGACTGACGCACTATGGGACTTATGCCTTTAAAGGTAATGTAGGTACTCAATTCTTGCCACCAAAGAAGAAATAATTTAGTATATAATCTTATGCAATTAACCGATTTAAAGTTTAGACCTGGAGTAGATAAACAAGATTCACCTTATGCAGCAGGTGATGATAGAAAATATGTTGATTCACAATTAGTACGTTTTCATTATGGAAAACCAGAACGTTGGAAAGGGTGGACTTATCTTCCTAATCCTAACGAAACTGTTATTGGCGTAGTTCGTGATACACATTCATGGGTTACATTAGATGGTAATAGATACCTTGCTATAGGTACAGATAGAAAATTATATATATTAGAGGGCAGCGCTCTTTATGATATTACCCCTATTCGTGAAACAGCTAGTCTATCAAATCCTTTTACAACGGTAAGTGGTAGTCCAATTGTAACCGTAGCCGATGCTGCTCACGGAGCAGACTTAGGTGACTTTGTTACTTTTGATGATGGTAGTGCTAATAATGTATTAGATGGAATAGAATTTAATAACGAATTTGAAATTACAGAAATAGTAGATACTGATAATTATAAGATTACTTATTCTTCAAATGCTTCAGGGGCAACAGCCGGGGGTGGTGGATCAGTTACAGCAACCTACCAAATTAACACGGGACCAGCTACATCAACATATGGATATGGTTGGGGTATTTTAACTTGGGGACTAAGTACATGGGGAACAGCTCGTGCTTCCTCTGATGTAACTATTACTGCTCGTAATTGGTCTTTAGATAATTTTGGAGAAGATCTTATTGCTACTGTTTTAGATGGTGGTACTTATCAATGGGATAAAAGTAATGGAGTAAGTACAAGGGCCGTGAGCCTTGGTGCAACAGCACCTGTTGCTTCTCGTTTTTCTTTAGTCTCTTCTGACACTCGACATTTATTTTTATTTGGAACATGCACTACGGTTGCAGATGCAGCTACACAAGATGATTTATTTTTTAGATTTGCTGATCGTGAAAGTTTAACAGTGTTTGCACCTACAGCAGAAAATGAAGCAGGTTCGCTTCGTATTGCTGATGGTTCACGTATTATAGGCGCTGTTAGATCAACTGGTCAGATACTAGTTTGGACTGATCAATCGCTACATGGTATTCAATTTGTTGGAACACCATTTACATTTGGTCAACGACAACTTGGGGCTAACTGTGGATTGATAGCACAGCATGCAGCTATTGATGTAAATGGTAAAGCATTTTGGATGGGTGATGATGCATTTTATATGTATGATGGGGTTGTTAAAAAAATGCCATGTTCTGTACAAGATTATGTGTATGATGACATAAGTTATACCAACAAAAATGATATTGCTTGCGGTGTTAATCCTGAGTTTAATGAAATTATGTGGTATTACCCAAGTTCAAGTGCAACACAAATAGATAGATTGGTTGTCTATAA